GAATTCGTCAGGCTGAAACGGACGTCCGCCCTTTTTGCCGCCAGCGGCATTGCCAACCATCGCGCAGACGTAGGAAGTTTGTTTCCATTCGTCACCAAACGGCGCTAGTTCGTAATAAGCCATCCATTCGGATAGCTCGTCCATGCTCATCCGGTCAAGCAGTTCGTTGACCGTCATGCCCAGATGCCCGGCTAAGAGGAAGCAGAACTGCTTCCATCGCCGGGAGCGGAGTTTTTTGCTGCTTCCTCATGGGCATTCGGCGTCATGTTGCTGAGCCGCATGGCCGTTTGGAAGATCGGCAATAAGGCATTGAGCGACATATTCGCCAGCCATCCGGCATCTTCGCGGGTAAAAAGCAAGCTGCCGTCTTCACGCTGCACGGAGTACACCGCGATCAAAGCAAACAGGGCCGCATGATCTTCCACCTTGCCCGCATCGCCGATCTGCGTTTGAATCTCATCTTCATAGGCCAGCGCCGCGCGAGCGCCGAGCGGCCCCACCCAGACGCCGTGCTGGGTGCTATCAAATGTTTCGCCTTCCGGCGTCCAGGCTTCAATCGGCACCCACTCACGGCGACGGGTAGCTTGGATGGTTTCTTTCGTTAGCAAACGCAAACTCCAAATAATGGCTCAGCAGAGAAACTGCCAAGTCGTGAAAGAAGAGACAGCAAAGCCATTACGGCGTGATCGTCACCGCACCACTAATCTTGATGGTGAGCGGTGCCGTCACGACGTTATCAACGGTGATCTGGTCAAAGCCAAAATTAGTAAGGATGCCGGAGAAGTTAATCGTCGTATCACCGGTGTCGTTCAAGGCGACGGCCCACGTTTCGAGCGTGCCCGCTTGATACGAAGTCCAGAGCTGGACATGGGTCGCCGAGGCGGAATCATATTCCACCGTGAACTGCACGGTGCCGCCGTCGGGAATGTTGGCGATATATTCCCGCCAAGTGCTGAGCAAATGTGTGGTTTCCGTCGTGCCCATTTCCATCGCCGGGGGTGTGATATTCACGACCTGGGCGAGAGCGGTCGGCGTCGAAGAAATCGTGAGACGAAGTTCCGTTCCCTTGCCGGGAGTGTAGGCCATTGCCTGTGTTCCTTGAGTGATGTATCAGAAAGCCGGTACGCTTTCCGTGTACCGAATGCGATAGCGGAGAGTGATGCGATACAGGCCGTTGTCGCTGCCATCTTGCGGCGCTTCGTAGGCATCTTGTTCGTCATCGAGAATGACTGACTTAACGGACGTTGCGCCCATCGTGCCCGAGAAGCCTTGCATCTGCTGACGCACCGCTTCGGCGAGTTGATCGGCGGCTTCGTAGGATTTGGACCAGCAATCAATTTCAAAGGTCGGAATTGCTGAGCCGGTCGCTTGTTTCAGGTTGTGATCGTGTCCGCCGGTCACGCGAGAATACGTAATGGCGGTCAAGTTGTTGTCGTGCCCTTCGGGCAGAACGACGGGATAGATGCGACTACCCACGGATGCGACGTGTGTCGCGAGGTGGGATCGCAAGCTAGATCGGATCATTTCACAGCGGCAATGCCGTCCTGGAGTGTTTTGATGATCTCGCGCAAGGCCGCGTCCTTGGTGCGCTCGAACGCATCCGCCAGATAAGGATGTGGTTGCACCCACTTCCGCGTCTTGCCGTATAACCTCGCGTCACGACGGGAACCGGCACGGTGGCCGAAATGGACAAACGCGCCGTAGAAAGCTGCGCCCTTGTAGTTGCCCTCGGCAGTTTCGACCTGGAAGCGCACCATGTTCTTAGCACGCTTGCCAGCCCGCACTTTCAAGCTCTTAGCGAGCAACCCGCTACGACGTGGAGCGGTTGCTTTGGCGTCCGCCAAAACAACCTTCGCTCCCGCCCGCAATGCCTGAGCAGCGATCTTGCGAGACAATCTGCGTTCGAGTTCTGTCAGCTTGCGGAACAGGTCTTTGCCGCCTTGGATTTCGACGACTGTCTTCACAACGTCTCCTTGCAGAGCAGTTCCAGTTCAACCTGCCGTTCCTCGCGGTCGATCACCGAGGCGATGTGGAAGATGCGCCCGCATACGACGAGCCGCATCGTGGGCGTAAGACCGGGACGATAGCGCAGCATGACCTTGTGCGTCACGTCCGCCTGCGTTTGCTGGGCATGAAAGAATTCGCGCGCCGAGAGGGGCACGAGCGCCGCGCTTAGCGTGGCCACGTCTTGCCAGGTGGTAATCGCTTCGCCGTAGTCGTTGGTCGTGACGAGCGGCGCTTGCAAGGTGACCAAGTGCCGCAGTGCGCCTGCTTTCATAGCGCGCCTCCCCAGCGTTCCACGGAGAGTAGCGATTCTACCCCCAGCGGGATGTCGGAAAGGCTCTGCGCGGTGGCGCTTTCGCGGTTCTCGTAATAGTGCCCCGCCAGCAGCTTGATCGCTTGCCGGGTAGTCTCAGGCACGTCGGTAGGAAGTGCGCCATAGCCAGCCGTGAAGGTCACGCTGACGGCGTTTGGTTGACAGCGCGTGCGCGGCCAGCACTGGCCATACGCCGGTACGATGCGCCCCGGTTCGCGGGAACTATCGACGAGATAAGCGGCAGGAGCGAGCGTCTGTGTAGCACCATCGGCATCGACATAGGTGATGCTGTCTACCGTCTGCAAGGGCGGTAGTGGCAGCGTGATGCAAGCCGGAAACGCATCGAGGGTCAGCCGCCAGGTTGCCGTCAGAAGCTGACGCCGCTGAAAGGTCTCGGCATACAGCCGCGCGGCGCGCAGATAGCCGTTGACGAGGCTGTCTTCGTCGTCGCGTGCGATCCGCGCATGAACCTTCTGCTGCGCGAGCGTCACTGGTTCGCTTACTGGTGGCTCGACTAGCACGAGGCCATACTTCATTTCTTGCCTTTCCGAACGGCAGTAGTCGTCTCGACTTCGCCCAGCCGTTCCGCCAATCCCGATTCCAGCCACAGGGCGGCGATGTCGGCGGGGATCGTGTCCGGCGTAAAGTTCGCGCCGACGCTCACGATCTGAGACTTGCGATAAGACCAGTCGGGCGCAGCGATGCTCGTAGTGATGCGCAATTGCATGGCATTCCCTAGAGAAGAAAAAGAAGCTCTTGCGCCGGAAAGTCCGGCGCAAGAGACAGCCGTGATTACGTGGCGCTGTTGGCGTAATACTTGACCGGGTTGGTGCCCGCATCGAGCAAGTCGCCGTCGTGGCGCGAGAAGGCTAGGAAGCCGACTTGGTGATATTCGCCGTAGCGTTCGTTGAGACGCACAAGCTGGATGTCGCTGACGTCGCGGATCAGATACTTGCTGACGTCGCCGTACAGAATCGACTTGGCGCTGGCCGCCATCACCGGCATGTCCTGATTGATGACATAGCGCGAACCCAAGATCGTATCAGGTTCGCCGAGCGCCACGCCCGACGACCAGAGCGGACGGTTTTCCGCATCAACGAGCTTCTTGAGCGCTTTGACGGTCGAGTCGTGCAACATCCAGACCGCGTTATGGCGATAGGCTGGATCAACGGCGTGCTGTAGATCAATTAAGTCGGCGTAGGTCACGCTCGTGGTTTGGCCGTTGGCACCGGTCTTGCCCAACGTAGCTGCCGTCACGATGCCGTTGGGCTGGCTGGAACCGGTCCCCTTCGTGAAATGCTCGTTGGTGATCCGACCGATCCGCTCGCCCAGCGCTCGCCCCAGGTATTCTTCGAGGTTGAACGCCGAGTCTTGCAGCAGTTCCACGCTCACGCGGATCATCTTGCTGCTATACTTGTAAGCGTTGAAGATCAACTGGCCGAACGCCACATCCTGTTCTGAGGCGGCGGTGTTCTCCGCCAGGATGGCCCCCTTTTGCGCCGTGTCGTTCACGGTCGGAAACGGCAGATCGCTGCCGCTGTCGGTGCGCAGGATGGTGGCGTTTTCACGCATCCCGCCGTAGGTCAGTAGCGCCTCTTCGAGCGTGCGTTGGAAGCCTTCGGGCACGGTGTAGTTACCGGCGCTGCCGGAGGCCACGCCCAAGGCGCGAGCCTCGTCGCGGGTGCGCGGCGCGCGGCTGGCGAAGCGCAGGCTGAGTTCGTTGCGACCAAGGTCCATGCCGCAGCGTTGCGCGAGCGT